TTACGATTCCTGCAACACATAATTTATTGCTTCATTGGTTGCTTTTTCTCTTTCCTCTTCCAACTCAGACGACAACCGATTTATCAGGTCTGTATCTCCTGTAACTGCTGATTTTATCTTCCCGGATTCATCCTGTACGGAAAGAATGTAATGACCATACCCGAGGAACTTCTTAGACAAGGTGTATCCCATAAGTTGTGATTTTATGGCAGGAAAAGAAAAACGGTCCCGCTACCCGTTGCGTTACATATCCAGGAAAAGGGTACAGTGTAGCCATTAAGCATACAACACGGGACGGAACCGTATATGAAGAAGCATCGGGCCACATTAAGTTGTCCGATGCCTAACGGTCAAGGTTTCCCTTTTCCAATAAAAATATGTAACGCACTACAAAGATGGGGATTTTATCTGAAAAAACAAAGCCCCTTCCGGATATTACTCTAGTCGGGGCTTGGTTTGTTTTACATAAAGCGAATTCTACAAGACAAAGATATCATTTCTTTATTTTATATACAATCAGTATTAGTATTGATATTACCACAATACACATAGCCCATCCTCCGAAATCCATCCGAAACTGTTGCCATCTGGTCAACTCTTTTTCGACCGGATAAGGCACTTGGATGCTATCAGCCTTTGAAATGTACATAGTATCTCTTACCAGCTTGTCACGATACAGATACTTATACTTTTCAATCAAGACGGTATCTCCCTTCTCCTTTACATACACGCTGTCAAGCATGTAGATGCTATCACGCTGTAACTTGTTGATATAGGTCGTATCAACCTTTACCGTTTCTACAGGAACGTATTTCACAGTCCGGCAGGAACAAACTAATAACAAACACATGAAGGGAGCCAGCGTAATACACCGACTCACCTTCCTAATTATGTAGTTATAGAGTTTCATGGGAGCAAATCTTTGTATTCCTCCTTAGCGTCGAAGCAAGGACACATCTTAGTCCATTCCTCCGGTTCTACAATGCCATCACCGTCCAAGTCCGGACTGGTGTCACGGTGGCCAAGCACTTCGACAATCTGATACTTTCCGCACAGCTCCTTAATTAGCTTGGCCAGTGCTTCCTTCTGAGCCGGTGTCCTGGTATCAGCTGCCTTGCCGTGAGCATCCAGTCCACCGATGTAACAGATACCGATAGAATGCTTGTTGTACGATACTCCGGAAAATCCCTTGCTGTTGCAGTGTGCCCCGTCGATCGTGAGCGAACGACCAACTTCTACAGTACCGTCTAACCGGATAACAAAATTGTACCCTATTGTGGTGAACCCACGTTGAAGGTGCATCTGTGTGATTTCCTTTTTCCCAATGTCCTGTCCGGCACGTGTGGCCGAACAGTGAACTACGATCGCATCTATCTTATTCATTTCTTTTCCTCCTTAATTTTTTTGATTATTTTCTGTGCTTCTTCCGGCGTAAGGCATTCTACAATCTTGGCAGCCATATCGGCCACTTCCGCTGCATGACTCTTTTTCCTTCTTAGATTCTCCACTACGGAAAAACCCTCTACAAACAAAACTCCGGCCGTACCAATTACGGCTCCATACGGCAAATTATACCATGGAAAACAGAGTCCCAGAATATCAATCAGAACAAAGAACAAAACCAGCCTGTAATAATCCACTATTTTTGTTCCTGTCTTACGAAGGGGGCGGCTACAGATCTTTTCTTTGTTGGCACGTGCCGCATCTATGCCTGTCCACATGTCGATTAGGCATGCTGCTACAATAAGCACAAGGCAGGCAAAAATAATTGCGACCCCTGCCCGTAAATCCTGAGTAATAAATCCTACATACTTTTCCATATATTTTATATAAGTAAGGATAAATAAATCATTCCAAAAGCAATTATCTCCGCCCAGAAAAGCGGCTTGCATTTAACGAAACTATTCCAAAAACTACCACTCCAAACCTCTTTTAACCTTACACCTACATACACAAGCCATACAACCCACACGAGTAACAACCACGGCACGGTAAGTGCAATCCATATCTGGCTGCTTAATCCAGCTATTGTAGTTGCCGTAATATGTATTGGCCTGTCAATGCTAACCTTGAAATTTGGAGCTGTTCCTACAAAACATAATCCCGCACACATAAGGAATGCAATGAACTGGTAATCCTCCGGAGTGCGGCCGAGAATTTCCGGCATGAGTATCACTGCTGTTGCTATCATGCTGAACCCGAACCACATCTTGTGTTCCAGGCTATAATATGTATCACTTATAGAATAAGGAATACCGTTTCTTTTTATCATAACCCCTACGTAAATAAGGAATATGGCCAAGGATAATAATATCAGTATCATAATTCAAAATTTAATTTTTCCGGATATCCTGTTGTATAATCAAATGCTTCTATTTCCTCTTTTGTCTGCAAGGACAGCACTTGCGACTTATGATTCTGTGTAACGGCAAGACAGTTGCCTGCATATACCTCCAACTGCGCCAGCATTACCAGAGCCTTCTCACAGTCAACGACCAGAGGTACGATCGGCTCCTTCTCCGTCCACAGCGTGACCTTGGATCCGCCTGTCCTAATAGTACTTTCAACCAGGTTGCGAATGGTTGCCCTCTTAGAGGCAAGATACCACATTGGGATGCCATTAACGTAAAACTGATTTACTGCTTCGCTTTCATCGTAGGCTGTGATTTCGTTTATTTTGTCACTCTTTAACTGATTAAGTTCGCTGTCAGGCAGTTCGTCTACTTCCTCGAAGTTTTCTACCATGTCACTTGGGAGGGCCGTACATCTTCTGAAATAACTTTCTGTTCCCACGCGATGTACATACTTACCACTATCACTATAGACTTGATTGTTTTCTATTACTATCATATCATTTTAATTATTCTGTTGTTGCAAATGTTATCTGTTTAGCCGCAGCATCGATCACTATTTGTTGCCATTCCTCGGTTGTCCCTCCTACCTGTTCGGTTGGTTCTATTGTGCCTGTTAGGTAGCCATAGGTGGTTGGATGAACAGTAACGGTTATTGGAGAAGAAACATTACTGTTTTTTACAATATATTGTACACTCTGAATATTAATTTTATCAAGGTATCTAAAAATTGAGGTACTAATTCTGAGTCTTTTTATTAGTATATGCTCTATAGAATTAGTCTTATTATTGATACTCCAAAATTCTTTAGTACAACTATTTACCTCTATTTCTCCTATTATTTTCCTTAATTTATTACAAGAGAAAAAATCAATATTTTCTAATACCTGAAAAGGTTGATTCCCAGTATTATTTTTATCAGACATAAGGTTTAGAATTTCTATATTATTTTGTCCGTATGTCGATAATTCCCTACATCTTTTAAACATAGAACGAATCGGGAAATTAGTTCTTATCCTGTATGGTGAAGATACGAATACTGAATACGACAAATCAATATCAAAATTTACAGGCCATACATGAAAAGAACAAATCCAGGAATTATACATATCATTCTCAGTCAAATCTGTTAATTCATTTAGTTCGTAATATCCTGTTTTACTATTAAAAATTGCACCCTCTTTTTCAAACAACGGTGTTAATGGTGTTCTGCATCCCTTCCAATTTGCATTATCCGACCAGCTTGCATCATCAATACTCTCCGATTGATACTGCTCCACATGATACACACTACTATTATCTGTATAGGCTATTTTTACATCTTTCTTTCTTAGATTTTCTGGAACAAGTTTTCTCGTAGTAGAAACATTAGTAGTCCATTTCAAATCCATAATGGCAGGATTGATTACAATATTACCGTTACCAAGAATATCCTCACCATTTACCGTCTTTATATTTTCATTGCTAACAAGTTTGTCTTGTTTGGATGCTATTTTTCCATCCAATTCCTCCACGACTTGATTTGCGTTTTCGGCAGCCTCATTAGCTGATAGAGCTGCATTATTAGCATTCTCTGTTGCAGTTTTGGATTCTTGCTTCAATGCAGTAAATTCACTGACGCGTAATTGCTCGGCGCTCTGCCTGCTCTGTTCCTGCTGTTTACGTATGTCTTCAGCTTCAGTACGTGATTGTTCTGATGATACACGTGATTTTTCGGCTTCTTGTCGTTCATTCTCGGCTGTCGCACGTGACTGCTCGGCAGAGATACGGGATTGTTCTGCCTGTTCGATTGTCTGCTCCAACTGTGCGATGCTATCTCCGGCTGTTTGAGCATAATCGGCAGCAAGTGTGGCATTGCGGGTAGCAGCATCGGCAGACTGAGCAGCTTGCGTAGCCTGAGTAGCTGCCTGGTTTGCAGAATCCGTTGCCCCGTCTGCATTGGAGATAGAAGACTGCGCTTCACGTTTGAGTACATCAATATCTTCCTGAAGCGTCGTAAAAGTATCTATACGATGCTGCTCTGATGCCTGACGGGTATTTTCTGCTTCTACACGTGACCGTTCTGCTGTCTGTCTGCTTTGTTCCTGCTGAGTAACTGTACTTTCAAGGGCTTTCATTGCCTCGATCTGAATGTTAGCTGCTGAAGCTGCATCTTCAGCAGGTTGTTTCAGACTCTGTAGCCATTCCTCAACAGAGCCTTGAAACCCGTTCTTGACAGCTATTTCATAGGCCGATGCTCCATCGGAACCCTTTATACCAACCGTGATGCTTCCTTCCAGTCCTACCGTTTCCGTATCAAGACCTTCGTTACTTCCTCCTTCCTGACAGGTAGTAGCGACAAGCTGAAAAGCGTTGCAGGCATCAACGGCAGTCTGGTCTGGTTTTCCATAGTTCTCCCACAGAGTAAGCATATATATACCAAGATACTTTTGTTCTGCTCCATGGTAATCACAAGCAATCGTATTGCCGTCTACAGAAAATTTCATTCCAATATTATTCCGAAGAGGCGTGATGAGAATGAGCTTCAAATCGCGTCCTTCAAGTGACCTAGGCTCTCCGTTTGTGGTTATTCCCCAGGTAATGTGTATATCTTTACCTATTCTTATCTTTTTCATAATTACATTATAACATTTCTTCAAAGGCTTTCTTGACAAATGCCTTGTAGCCGCCGTTGATATACTTTCTGATGACTTCTACTTCTTCGTCAGTAGCTTCAATCTCGCCTTCTTTATAGATTCTTTGTGCAAGGTCTAATTCTCCCAAGTCAGAAGTTTCACGATAGATGTAATTCCCCAGTTCTTTCGAAATGTCACGAGGTTCTAAGTTGCCTTCAATGTCCCTTGTAGGGACAGCTTTAAAATTCAGTTTCATAATATATATATTTTAGAATGTTCCAAGTTTTGGAGATTCGTAATAAACGTTTACAAATGCTGCACAATCAGCATCTGAAAATCCTCCATTAACGTAATGTGCACATCCGTAAGAAAAATAAGTTGAAGTCCTTTCTTTGACGCATATAATAGGAAAGTAGCTTCCGCGTATTGGTGTTATCTGAACTTTATAAGAAGTATCTCCTATATTGTGAGTAATTTTATATGTTCCTGTATTTGTTTTTGTTGCGGAAAATGTAATAGGATTTCCCGAGCTGTTCGGAATATTGGTTCCTATTTTATTAATAACACTTCCGGAACTAGATATATAGGCAGAATATATACATTTAGCATAACTAACGGTGTATCTTGTTGTAGTATTGGTTCCAACAGTGTAATTCAAAGTTATTCCTGTCTTATTGATCATAATACCAGCCCTGTTTTTATCAATCATGCTAAGTTCTCCCAGCGAAAATTTTGTTTGCTCATCATATTCATCAGAACTTTTATAAGATACTAATTCTATACCTCCTGTTGGAGTTATTGCTATAGCTTGGCTTTTATTGGTAGTTCCTTCGTCGTAGCTGAACATATTAATATCTCCGTAAGTATTACCCCCGGAATTTCTGAGGAATATACTAAGAAGCAAATTATTATTTTGGGATATTCTCATTCCTTCCTTATCTACAATAGTATTTATTGCGTCAGAGTTAGCAGCGTTCAGAGTTTTGACCACAAGTGTATCTGCATCAATAAGACTTGTACGGATATATCCACCGTTGATGATAGTATTTCCGGCAGATGCTTTATTAACCATATCTGCATAGCTGGAATACCCTAACTTCTTAGCTATATCATCCTTAGAGGCTGTAATGTCGCTAGAATCCGCCTTACTATTAATAGTGCTTTGCAAATCACTATCGCAAGAACTGAATGTAATCATGCCCGACAGACTTATCTTCTTGCCGAATATGCTTACTTCATTTTTAGATATTTCTATCCCTGATTTTATTTCTTCTGTCGTAGAATAGTCGCTCGGTGCTGCGCTCCACGGTGTTGCTCTTTCGCCCTTTTCTACTTTCAAATTCCATACACGGAAATATCCTATAGGCTTATTGCTTTGCAAAACTGAGGATATATAGCTCAGCTTAAATCTTACCTGATTGGATTCAGAACGAGGTATTGCAAAAGGTTCAGAGATAAATTCTCCTGTGCCGTTTGCCTTTAGAGCAAAGCTGCATTGTTTCGATATGCTTGATGTTCCTACATAAGCGGTAATTTGCGCTACATTGGTTTCTGTATTGTTGAATACAAGGTTGCTAGCTTCATAATTGAATGAAAGAGTACATACACAATCGGCAGTTCCTAAGTCTTCAAGATAATACGTATTCCACCATTGCGATGCTATATTGCTGAATGTAGTCAGCTTATTTTCTGAGCTTGTCAGCAAAGCATAGTTCTGATTAACAGATTCGTCCACCTTGTAGGCGTACACCTTTGTATAATAAGCAGTACCTCTGTTGGAACTTCCATTTATTGTGAAATAGATATAAGCTGTTACGGCATTACTCGGTATTGTTACATATCCGGATATGGTTTTCCATCCAGTTGTTTTAGCTGGCACACCGTCTATCAGAAGGTAGGAATAAGTACCTGTCGTAGTCTTAATCATAAGACCTACTTTAACTTCATAATTAGCTTGTGAAGCATTAACTAAAGCAGATATATAGTATTTTTCACCGTATGTTACGTTAACTCCTCCCTTGCTGTATACGGCAATAAGATTTACATATTTCATACAATAGCTGGTAGGGCAACCACTTGGAGCGGATGAAGAAGAAATTCTTTGCCCTCCGTCATACAATAGGCTGTAATTAGCATCATCAAAGCAGCTGTCAGGCACGATGCTGTTAATCTTTCCCGTAGTAGTTACTCTTGATGATATACCAATCCAAATATTGTCAGGCTCTAATGCTACCTCAGCTTTACTTACACGTGTAGTCAGTGCTGACAGATTGTTATTAGTCTGATTAAGGTTGTTCTGAACGGCAGTTACTTCTGACTTTTCGGCTTTCAAAGACAAACTACTGCTTAATTGAGTAATTGAAGTTTGCATAGATGATACGGTAGTAATCGTTGCATACTTCTTGTCTGCATTTTGTCCGGCTGTTGTTATAGCATCTTGTTTTGCCTTATTAGCCTTGTTGGTTGCGTCACTTGCGGCTGTGTTTAGAATTTCCGTCTTTAGCGTAGTAATCTCTGTAGAAGAAACTTTACTGTTTATCTCTCCTTCCATGACACTAAACTGTGCCGTAACTTCTTTTTTATATTCAGTCAAAGCATTTTCTGTATCTTCGGGTGCTGGCGACCAATCGGTAGGCTTTGTTCCTTCTTCTATCTTTAATGAATGAATGTAAATAATATCATCAACTTCAAGTTCGCTTGAATAAAATATAAAAGCATTATTTGGATGAGCTGAGCAAGTAAAAACATTAGTAATATCCTGCCATTCAGTTGTTATGCTAACATTTCCTTTATATCCTTTTTCATATCCTATTCTGTCGAAGACAATATTTCTTGATGCTTTAACAAAAACTCTTGAAGCGAGTTTGTCGCCTTGATTAAATATCTTATAAAGCCCTGTATAAAAGCCCCTACTATCTGATGATTCTATTTTTGATATTTTTAAGCTGACAACTACTCCTGACGGAACACTATTGTCTGCCGTTGAACTTCTTTCAACACTACATCTTAAAGTAGATAAATCTTCAAAATACTTTGATTTTTTAATGTAGTTTCTCCCTCCAATCTGAATACCACCAACAGCACTATCTGTATACTCTTTAGAAGAGGTTACAGCAGCAGTAATACTATTGTTGGTCTGTTCAAACTGTGAACTTACAGTCTTTTTGTAAGAGGTTAAATCGTTGCTGATTGTTTCTGCGTAATCACGTGCGGCATTTGAAATAGCAGTTAAAGCATTTGTTCTCTGTGTATAATATGCAGTTTGCTTTGTAGCAAAATCGGACGGAATAGTGATTGTTTCAGGCGAAGATGCAGTAAGAGTTACAAGGACAGCTCGGTAAGCCGTATATGCGTTGTTATAGGCAGTCGGAGTTCCTAACAAATACTTTGTGTACCCGTTGGCTATCTGTGTTTTGTCTGCATCAATTCGGGTTATCTCGTCCTTCAGGGATTGCTTTTCAGTCGGAGATATAACTCCATCGGAAGCCCATCCGTCAAGCCGTTCTTTTGCTTCGTCTGCATCTGCCTGCGCATTGTCAGCTGCTGCCTTGGCGTTGGCTGCATCCTCTATTGCCTGATTTGCTTTAGCGTCATCTGTATATTTAGATGCTAATTCCCAGTGATCTATAGAAAATAAGGAATTAGCTTTTTTTGCTGTCTTGCACCGCAACAGATCATTTACGTATTTCCCGTATGTAGCATTAACCCACAAGTCACCAACATCGTATTCAGAAGCATTGGTAGGAGTTGTGACGAATACCCTTCTCTTACCGTCTGCCGTATCTTGTGCCGCCTTAGCATCTGCCAGGGCCTTAGTAATGTCTGAATCAGTTATTACCTGCCATACATAAGTGCTTCCGTTCATTTGGAATCGGTAAGCCTTTCCGTTCCCGTCATAATACAAGTCACCCAAATGGACGTTCTTATCTCCATCAGTAGTCCAATTAACGGCAGGTTCATTGCTTAATGTAGGAACCGGATCGTAGAACCATGTTTCAATCGCTCCGTCTACCTGATTTTTTACGGATTCCAGATCTTTTGATAATTGATTAACAAATGATATGTTCTCAGATAAATCAGATATGGCTTTGTCTACCTTAGAATTTACATCACCTACCGCACCATCTATGTAGTCTTTTAGGCTTTCACCCGAACTGAATTTTATTGTATCAGCAATGATCATTACTTCTGAACGGGAGAAAGAAACGAATTCCTTACCGTCCAAAGAATAGGAATTTATTCCACGATACAATTTAAAGTACGGCGCATCATTCCCGTATGCAGACAAGATAATAGCCGCTTGACGTGTAGCGTCTGACTTGTTACCTAACTGCACAATATCATCGCCTGCCTTCGGTTCGGTAGAGCCTGCGTCGCAATCTGTCTTAGACAAATCAATATAATTATCTCCCACACCAACAACGGCACGCCAATAGTAGGTATTAGTTACATTTTCATTAACACCCTCCTTTACGTTAAAAGTCTGCGCCCTTGCCAAGTCACCGACTACAAATTCCTGCTCTATCGTCTTTTCTCCGTCTGTGTTTTCAAAGTAGCAACGGTAATAGTCGCCCATATCCTCTACTTTAACACATGACATAGAAGCAGGAGTAAGAATAATCTGACCGCCAACATGCTTAATCTGTTGTATAAGCAACTGGATGAATGTGGCCACCTTTCGGACAAGCATACGGTCTACTTCCAAGTAACTGTCACCGTTTTGGTCTTTTTTAAGGCAAAATCCAGCCCCTAACGCACCAGTAGAGAAATTAGCTGATTCTATACCGCTTCTAACGAGTATGGAAAGCAAATCCGCAACACCTTCTTCATCTATCTTAGCACCTTTCAGACCTTTCTTGTATTCACCTATTGTCAGAGCACTACGGAGCAATAGTGAGAGTAATTCTGCTGCGCCTTGCGCATCGATATTTGCTCCGGAAATTCCAGAAGCAAACACTCCAAACTCTGCTCCTCCCAGTAACTTTAGCAGAAAGCTGGTTCCGTCTGGCTGGTCCTTGCGAAGAAAATATTCCGATAATTTGTCGATATCATACTGACTTAGGTTTTCCAAAATACCTACCAAAACACGACCAACACGTTCTGCTGTATTTTCTCCTTCCTGAGTAGCATTACGAACCTGTTGGGCTAACTTTTTCAATATGTCTACACTATCAGCCATCACTCACCTATCACTCTGTACACAATTCTATTAGCTTTAATCTTACCTTCTCCCTTATAAAGAGGATATTCCTCTTTCTTTTCATTCAGGAACATAACACATTCCTTCAGATAACGGTCGGCAATGGAGAACGCATCATCATAAGCCATCACTTTTTCCTTGAACTCAATATGTGAACTATACTCACTCTCCTTCTGAACTAAACCATACCTGGTAACATTACCGTCACCATTCTTTACTATTCGTGCGTAAGTATAATAAGCCAATGCCGTTTTTAACCCAGTCAGCAATCGCTTCCCATCCTTTCCTTCATACACTCCTCCATCAAGCAGAAGTTCATACTTTTCAGGATGCTCTTTAACATCCAGATAAAATTCATCTCCAAGAGCAGATTTTATGTCTATGCTCTCAGATTCACGGATATATGTTTCTATCTTGTCCTCGTCGATATGCACAGACATACTACGTGATAAGGATGAAACCTCAAGCGTTGTTATCAGATACTGTTGCATTTCTTACATACTTTAAAGGTTGAACGGAAAAGTCATTTGTCGGGTTGGCTATCTCATACCAATAGCGGAAAATACGGTCAAATGTGCGCTCTATTAAGCGTTGCTGCTTGCTGACGATAGAATTATAGTATTCGAATGCATCTTCCAGAATATCACCGGAAAATCCTACTTTCCCTACACGGATACAATACCATGGTTCCTGACCATATGCCGAATAAATACGTTCTACTACGCTGGAATCAGTTACGGTAAACTCTTTATCATAATTCTGAGAATTCAAGGGAACAACTTCCGGTTTCTCCTCATCGTTTTCCAGGGTCACCTCCATGATTTTACCGCAGTTCGTATCACCTTGAAGCTGTATAAGCGTATCGGTAAAGCTATCATCGTCATCAGGTGCTTTCACTTCATTTCCATCAGCATCAAATGTCACATTAGAGCCCTTTTTCGTGAATATTATAGAACCTGGAAAGAAGTTGTTGCGGACATTCCTATATTTTACGTTGGCCAAACCTTCGTCTGTACTCATTTCAGTTACTACACGGTCACCTTTCCCGATTGGATAGGTGTCTTTTCCAGACATTGATACCCAAAAGACTTGCCCCTTATAATATTCTATGCCACCAGCAGCCTCTATTTGTGCAAGAACTACCGATTTCGAAGGATTGAATACATCAATATAGTCTATATTTTCTTTCTTTACCTGAATAGCCTTACCTTTACGGGTTTTCTTACCTGTCCAATCGGGATGAACAGCTATTTTTGAAACATAACCGTTATCGTCAGGTTCCACAAGACGGCAGTTCTCGAACGGAATATGCTGAAGTTCGACAATCTGCCCCAAAATATTGTAATTCACATGAAGCGCAATTCCGTTAAAGTCTGCCATGTCTCGACAAACCAATGAATGTATATCATCTGCGGTTTCTCCTTTTCGGTTAACCACATACTCAGAGAAAGAAACCTCACGGAATCCGTTTCCCTCAATGAAATCAGCGAACCTATCAGCACATTCGGAAGCGGTAGAGCTTGCTGCTACAATATTTCGGAATGTCTGAGGATAAAGATTATCCTCCCCGTAAGTCTGTATTCCAAGTGCCTGCTGGTAATTCGTCCTAAAACGATTATCGCTTTTCTTCTTTAAGTCATGTACTCTCATAAATTCCGTGAGTTCGTTTAATTATTCTTTACCATCACCAGAATCATCTCCAGAACCTTCATCCGTTCCGTCACTCTGGTCGTCACCCTTATCATCCTCTGCTCCCTGTTCCTGGCTTATAATATCAGATGCTTCTTGAATATATTCACCCAGTAACTTCTTGGTCACTTTCTTTCCGGAAACCTTATAAGACTTGAATTCTTCAAAAATAGATTCCTTAGATACCCCATCTTTCAAAGACTCCTTTATAAGCGAAAGCAATTCAGCATCATAAGCCTTTCCACGATTATTTACTCGTTCCTGCCAGTCTTCGGGATGCTTAGAGAAGAACTTTATATTATCCGGATATTTCGCAAGATATTCCTCCGCAATATCATCCGTCAGATTCTCGTTCGTATAGAACTTGCTACTCCCGAACTCCATCTGCAATAAAGCTCCATTCTTCAAACCGTACTCAGATTTTTCTTTCATCTTTCCATTCTTTTTAAGGTACAACATCATTTCAATCACTGCATCATGATAGCAGTCACTACAAGATGTGCGAACAAACTTCTTGTCAAGCACAAGCACATACAGACGTTCAATCTCTGCCTTTTCGGAAGAAGAGAGGGAAGCAATGCTTCCCAACTCATTCAATCTGTTAACCACTTCAATAACCTCTTCCATACTTATACCGGATCTGTTGTCAAGGCTTCTACAGCCGCCTTTGTTGTCTCATAGTCCGTCTTGTAATAAAACAAAGCAGATTTAGGAACTTTAGTCTCCTGCAAAGAAACCGACCAACCTCCTTCCGTTTCCTCCGAATACTTGTCATTACTGATTTCAGCAGCCTTCAAGCCTTGGTAATACCCATAAATCTGGAATGCTGAATCTCCCGGATTCTCTTCCTTCTGCAAGTTCTTCGCCTTATTCTCAAGAATCACTACATATTCACCGTTTGCCAATCCGTCGATAATGTCCGCACATACGTCCGGATCATTGGCCAGAATCACCATATTCACCGTATTTGTAAACGTATTCCGATAAGTACCTGTAGCAAGTGCAGTATTTGTCCCAGTAAACGGAGTGCTTCCAGTAACCACTACTTTGTATGCTTTCTTACTTTCTTTCATGGTAAGTGTTTCAATAACATTCTTACGTGTCGTATTGAAAGCTACCGTAGCAAAATCTATATCCTTGCGGTTCATAATTATACCTTCCTGCTCAATTCCAGGAACGATGGGATCATCACAGTTTAATTCTATGTCCCTTTTGATTGCATAATCACATACCCCTGCCATAATACCTCCTTTCTAATAAGCCAACTGGAACAAATTATCTTCTCCAATCAGGCAGCCAAGCTTACCTGTAGAATACAGATAGTTTACACGCTCCTTACGTTCAAACCAGATGTCAAGGTCTGACATAATCTGGTTAGCTGGAGTACCGACAAACAACTGCTTCGGTGATCCAAATACCGCACGATGTGGGAGATTTAGTTTTGTACCGTTATTCTGATATTTCTGAATGAATCTGTCCCAAATGGATACACGATAAATCAATGTACCGTTATACTCTGTAACATCAAGCCCTTTGAATATCTGTTCCCATGTGAGTATTTCCTTATATTCACGTTTCAGGTCTTTGGCAAGAGCATCACAAAGCGACTTCGTACAAAAGATACCGGCCCCATCCATTGATGCAATACGTGAATCTGCATTTTCAAGAATACCGTCAAAGATACTGATGGCTACTCCAGCTTCTTTCAGCTTACTGAACTGCAAGGCTGTTGACTCTTGACTATTTGCTTCGATTGCTGTTTTTTGAGCTGCGTTAGCTGTGCCTACAGCAAACAATTGTTTCCAGAACCCGTCCGCAGTCTTGAACAATTCAACATCCACTCCATCTGTGATCTGACCTGCAGATGTTGCATTTTGAGCCTCTGTATCACCAAACCAGATGAACCTCCACAACATGTGTTTAATAGCCAGGTCCATTGCAGGATAGACGATGTCGTCCATATACTCTGTAGAGGACAAGTCTCCAATATCAGTACCTGTTTTCAGACAGTATTCCGCAATTGTGTTCTGTAAATCTTCATAACACCACTGCAATGGAATCTGCCAATCACCGATTTTCCACTCTTTCTCTGCGAAGTTGATATTGGCCTTTTTATAGGTAGGATTACATCCAGAACCTTTCCAACCAATATCATCCATATCACCAACCCATCCCAGTTTGTCACCGTTATGCACATTCTGACGAAGGGTAAAGAAACGCTCCAGCTCCTCATCGAGAAAGTTCGTTGCGATGAGCAAATCCTTCAAACTCTGTACTGCTCCATTATCGGGGGTTAGACTAGACAAAGCCCCCCATGAAATTCTTGTATTTGCCATACTTTTTACTTATTAAATCGTTGTTTGTTCTTTTCACGAATAGCCGCAAGTTTCTTATCAATCTTGCTCTCATGTTTTACTTCAGGCTTTCCTTTCACCTGTGGAGCACGACCAGACGGAATATATTTGCTTGCAGCAGCTTTGGTGAGTTTTTCAATACCACCAGCCTTAGCCACTGCATCAAGGATTTTAATATCGTCTTCTGTCTTAGCATTGGCTGTCAAGTCCGAAACTTGCTGTTCCAATTCAGCAATACGGGCTTCTAAAGCAGCTGTATCATTATTACCTTCTTCAGGCTCCCGAATTTCAGTAATAACCCCATCTGTTACTACGATCGTCTTACCATCCGGCATTACATGTTCGCCATCAGGGCTTGCAGGATCTCCAACCTGCGGATCGCCTTCTTCGCGTTCTACTGTCAATACATCCCCACCTGCCGTTGTAAGCTCCAACGCAACCGCAGGCACATCTTCAATTTTTGCATAACCTAACTTGGCCAGCATTCGGTCAAGCAATGATTTGCTTACCGTAACTTCATTTTCTTTCTTTGCCATAACTTTATTGTTTGTTAATATTCGGGCAGACTTAGGCATAATAACTTCGCTTACAAATCCCAATTGCTTTGCCACCTCACCACCGAACCATGTTTCTTTAGCCATTTGTTCTTCGAGAAGGCTCCGATCAACTCCACAACGCTCTACATAAAGAGACAGCATTTTTTCACGTTCTGCTTCCAATCCTGACTTCAAAGATTCTAAAGCCTGAATATCTACAGAACCTTCAATTCCGGGACAATAAGGAGAATGAATGAGAATCTTGGCATGAGGGTACATTTTTCTTCGCTCAATGGGTGCAGCCAGAAGAATAACAGTTGCCATTGATGCACATCTGCCAACTACAGTGGCAGAGATTTCTTTTCCGGTAGCCCGTAACGCATCATATATGGCATAGCCTTCTGCCACATCTCCCCCGCATGAATGTAATTCGATATCTATACGTGGATCATCAACAGGAATCCAGGAAATAAAGTCCTGCACGTCACTGAATGACACTCCATCAACTCCGGTCAGATACCAGTTTTCCATCTTATCGGAATCAGCTACTATGTCTTTATTGATAAATAATTTCGCCATATCTCTTAATCGTTTGAAACAAAGGTAATGAACACGATATGGCTATAAGAATTTTTGAAAGGAATAGCACTGACACGCCTTGTCAGTCGATTTTCATAAAAAAAGGTGAGCCGCTGCCCACCTCAATTCATCACATGTCCACTTCCGTGGAAAACTTCTTCACAATTCTATATATTGTCCTCTCATCAACGTTGTATTCATCCGAGAGATACTGCAATATATAGGTCTTTTTATGCCCTTCGCTGGTCAAACGTTGATAGTCATTATAGAGTTCAAGATATCTCACGTCTGACGGTTGTACTGGGAGTGTCTGCAACTGCTCCATCACTCCCTTATGTGTTTTTAGAAATTCGTACGCGTTCATAAATTACCATTACTCTCTAAAAATTTAACTTTATTAGCAACCGAGGTAAATTCCTCTACCGAGACTTGTGGAGCCGGAGCCATTAACATACCTTTGGCAACTGCTCTGGCAAGCATATCCTCACCGATAGACTGGTTAGACGATTGCGCTACATTGATAGGAACACCTCCTCCCATCTGATTGAAGGAAGAAAGTATTGGTGCGAACATTGAGGTGGCTCTGGCCGTCATCACCGACTCCCCATTACTCAACTGGGCAGGTACACTGTCGCTGGTTCCTGTACCTGGTCCGGTGACTAAACCACCTGTTGCAAATTTAGCACTTTTTACGGTATTTATTGCTGTTGCAATATTAGCTAATATAGTTCCTACTGTTGTAGCTATAGCAGCTATATTAGCAGGGAAAGGAACAGACTGCGCTTGTGCTATACCCGCTGCCAAAGCCTTTCCGGTATTTATTGCTATTTCCGCCAATGCTAATGTCTTGGATAAGATAGCAAAGGCTTTGTTATTCTCTCCTAACGCTTCGAAAGCAGAAGCCAATCCACCTGTAACTGATTCGATAGCCTCTAACTTCGTCTGCTCAATTTCTACCTCCTTATCTGCAATCGCTTTCTTCGCATCAATATATTCCTGATTAGCCTGAAGCTTACGGTTGAGGAACTCCTGTTCACTCTCTCCTTCCTGCTGCTGTATGCTATTCAACAATTCGAGTTTTTGTTCAGCTTGTTGTTGCAAGATATCCAGCTCACTCGCACCCGACTGTTGCATTTGCATTATTTCATTTTCCATTCTCAGTCTGATGGCCTCCTGCTGTTTCTCTGAAAGATCCTTCTCGTGCTGCGTCACCAGGTCATCCATCTGCTTATTGTACTTGTCAGTTATGGCCTGCTTCATCTGCTCAGTCAGTTCTTTGTCGGCCAACTCTGAATCACGTTGAGAGGCAAGCTGCTGCATCTTTAACTGATACTCCTGTTCACTTCCTTCCTTTACGGCTTCAAGCTGCAAGGAGATAAGCTTGGTACGGTTGTCTATCTCCTTCTGCAGTTCCTCGTCAGACAGTTTCTGGAGTTCCATAGATTTTTGCTGCTCCAATGCCTTTATCTGGTCATTGATAGCCTGACGGGCCTTTACTGTAAGGTCTGTCTCAGTTTGCAGCCTCGTGCGCAAATCCTCAATCTGACGATTATATTGCAAGGTTATCTCCTTACTTTGTTTATCACGTCCCTCCTTCACAAGAGCCAACATCGCATCTTCAGCCGCTCTTACCGCCTCCAGTTCTTTCTGTTTAGCTTCCTTAGCCTTGTCAGCACCTTCCTGACGTATCGAATTCAAAGTATTCTGCTGTTCGGTCTGACGGCCATAACTGTCCTCCATCAATTCCTGCAATTCATTAAACTGATCCCTGAAATTTTTCAAATCTTCTATCGTACTCTCAGACAATCCCAACTTACCGATAACTTCATCGGCTGTGACATCTCCAGCTTTAATCTGCTCCATGAGCTTCCGAACCTCTCCTGTCATCTTAGTAAAACCTAATGTATTGGCAAGTCTGGCTTCCGCGAGTTCTGTCTGAATCTCTAAGTCTTTCTTCTCTATTTCTGCAGCTTTCTCGGCAGCTTTAATACGCTCCTGAGTAGAGAGTGTCTGGTCATCCGCTGCTTTTTTTAGTTTCTCTATCTCAGCACGGTTGGCCGCTCGAGACATTGAAAGCATCACTTCTTTCTTATCTATTTCATTCAATACTTCCGCCAACTTCCAAGCCTGCTTCGTTTCGTCTGCAATTTCTTTTCCTATACCAGAGAATACAGCCTTTGCATCTTCTCCTGCCTGCTTGAAATTTCCGGTAAACAGATTCACCAATGCACTGCCTAACTTTGATGCACGGTCTATTATCACATTGATTGTTGCTCCCAAAGCAGCCATTATCTTGTTAGCCGCTTCCACCCCTTTCTGTGTTTTCGTGAACCATGCCACAAGCGATCCAAGAACAACGACCAAAGCACCTATACCAGTACCAATCAATGCAACCTTTAGCAATTTCAATACTTTAATCCAGCCAGTAGTAGATGCAGACACAGCAACCATTTCTGTTTTCATCCCCGCTAAATAGTTCTTCAACCCTCCTAAAGAAGTTACCATTTGATTAATTTGCTGGACAAAAGGTATATTCGCATTTGCGGCATCGATAATTGCTTCCTTGTAATTACCTACGTTACGGTAATAGCGCTGTGTTTCTTCCTCGGCGCCCTTCAAAGAGTCCGTAACCTCATTTATCTTATTTTTCAGTTCCTCACCTTTGGCTCCCTTTCTTTCCGCTTCAGATAATGCGTCATACTCCGATGTCAGATTGGAAAGCTCAGCCCTAAGAGACCTCAGACTACCTTCCTGCTCTTTCTCCTGCTTGATCTGGTTCTGCATGGTCTTTGTAATAATTCGTATCGAATCATTGCAGTCAGCTATATAGGCTTTCGATGCAGCCATTTCTTCATTATATTGCTGGCGGGATATTTCACCATCCTTCAATTGTTTTTTCAGTTTGGATTCAGCTTCACGAGCAGCGTCAATCTTTGTCTGATATTCAGCGATAGCCTTAATTGCCTCACTATAATTTACCTTGATATCAAGGATCTTTTCTTGTTTGTCTGCCATAGTAGTTTAAAGTTGAAATAGTTCACATTCACAAATACCCGTTTTCTCTGCCTTGATTGAGATAATTGCATAATACTTTCCGTATTGTGCAAGATATACCGGGACAGACATATCCAAGTCTCTAAGCTCATACTCCCTGATCTCTATCAGTTCAGTAATTACTTTCGGCTCCCTTATCACATCCTGATACACCTTGTATCTGTCATTGATGATACTTTGCCAATCAAGCCCTGTAAATACCCCATCATTCTTTTGTGTTCGTATGAGAAGCCGTGGAGTAACACTATCATCATATTCCAACACATTATCTGAATCATACGAATACAATGGTATATAGGCACATCCATAATAATCTGTTTTATCTGAAGTTTCCGAACCAGCAAACGGCAAAGTAATGACCTCAGCCTCTTCATCCAGAGTGGCATCATCCACATATATTACACCGTCATATACACCATCTTCATCATCTTTCCACTTGTAGATATTCTTCTGAGCAAAACCATCCACACTGAAGACAAGTGATTTCGGACGATTATCCCGATATGAAGCGACCACCCTCTTGGTCCAGTTCAAGGCTTTAGCCTTGTTAGATATTATATCATCAATCTTTACGAACTTGATACCTGAAGAGAAAGGGACTGCAAAGCACCCGCATATAGCAGATATAGCCTTGATAAAATCTATCTGTTTCATGTCAGGCAGATTGGGGACCAAATAATATCTTGTATTTCTATATTTATCAGAAGAATCTTCTACAACGACTTGTGATATTCGTGGGGTTATAGTAATACTACCCATAAAATCAGATGTTCCTAATGCCGAGCTGATTCCTTGTAAGGTGACGCTAATCTTTCCCGATATATTCCCTGCGACTGTCGTTTCATCTGTATCATTATCAAAATCAAATATAACCCTCGAACGGCCATCACTATCAGCTCTAATTTCAGAAGGATATATGGTAAGCAATGCCACATTATTTACATCCCTTACTTCAATCCTCATAGTATCAGAAATATACGAAGATGACATAGTAAAGGAAATCGAACCAGATAGATTTAGAATAATCTTCTTAAAATTCACTATTAGTCCTATTGTATAATTTCCGCCTTGACTTCCCGTGCCTCCAATTGTATACAAGTAATAATTCGTTATACTATTAGATTCGAATCCTAAATTATAGCCACCATCCGGAATGCTAATTAAGGTTACGGGGGTAAGCTGTATAGCACAGCTTTCTGAATTTTTTGAAGAATCATTCCTTGTCAGCAAAGGGATAATCAACACTTCAAGACAATCAGACATTTCTTCAGGAAAATCAAACACTACTCCACTATCACGGCTAATCTTGTCAAATATCCATTTAGCAGTAATGGCCGGATGATACCATACTTCCTTTTCGGTATCACTATATCCATATTCAACACGTGGAAACATTTCGGACGGAGCATTCTCACGCCTCCATGTTACAAAATCCTCTCCTTCTACATCACCATAAGATAAGTCCTGCAATTTTTTATCATCATTTACAATATCAGCAAATGCTGATACGTTTCCCCATGCCATTGCGATATCAATAGTATCTGTTATCTCCATCAGCGTGACATTTGCATCCGATACAATTTCAACTCCGTTCCGAAGATATCTTCCCTTATGGTTGATCCGAGGGTATCTGGTCATATAAGACGGGATATGCGCATCATCTATGACAACGCAATTCCTGACAGTCAAAGGCAACTTTATCGAATACGTATTATTGCTAACAATCTTACTCACGTCGGTAAATATGTTGCTTTTATAGTTCAGTGTGATATTGGTATTGTCATCAATATCCACAACCTTATTGTCAATATATAGTTGGTCTTTCATAGGCTTTGTAAACTAAGTTCAGGTAATATTATCGTGCATATAAAATCCTGCAATACGCTCCGCTCTTTTGTAAAGTTCTCTACAGAAACATTAATCCCTTTCCATTGAGGTTTCCCATCCTGATATCCTGAGAACATATCCACTACCGGAGACGTTGCCAGTTCGAATAGAAAATCATACGTATCGCTGTCTACTAACGGAGCACATACCGGAAGAGTATCATTTTCCGTTTTTCTTTGCTTACGGCCAGTACCCCCATGATATCCGTTCACATAGCTATAATCCTGCATATTATTCCGGAGGAACTCACCATCATTGGTGATCTGTCTAACTTCATCACCAGGAACAAATAACCAATAACAATACATGCCATGCCTATTAATCCAACGCAGATATACACCGCTCTGGCAGTCGTCTACCTCACAGTCTATACGTGTAGCCGTATTGGTAAGCCCTTTAAATGTCAAATCGAATGTATGGTCAAATACGGAAGCATAGGAGCTACTTCCCGGCAGATAGAAAGACACCGTATTCTGAGCATCAATACCAGTAAGCATCAGGTTCCATACGTTCTGCCCTGACAAACTTATAGGTGATTGAGATTGACCGTCCACCGTAACCTCCACACTGCCAGAAGCACCGGAGTACAATCCTACGGAAAAAGGGAAATTCTTGAACCATGTCAGTTTCCTATTACCATTGTAGCGTTCACCAACTCTCATCGCTCCCCACATGACAAACATATCGAATCCGAAGCTATTATCCGGCACATCAATACTAACCGAAAATTTTCGTCCCAGCTTACTGTCTGTAGCACCGGACAATGAATAATCAACATCATTTTCACCTGCATCAAAGAACCCTTGAACATAAGATGATATATCGAAAAACACGGACTTTTCAAACATCTCCCGGTTTTCCTGCCGTGACAATCCGGTCTGTACATCTTCTATGGTAACGGTCACTGACTCGTAATTCTTACCATAAAGATTGATTATTATAGGGTTAAAAGCAAATGCAATCAAATCGGGATATTCCACCGTTGCCCCATCAAAACTATTTGTTCTCATTGTCTACACTGAAATTAAGGTTAATATGTTTCACTTCTGTATCGAATATTCCAACAACACGATTCATAATTTCCCTGATCGTATTCTCCATATCCGTAGAATAGATATCAATCTTACCGGATCGATATAGTGATGTTCCCTCATTGGCAATCTTCCTTGCTACCAGATAAGCGAATGATTTAGGATGTTCTACCGTAATTCCTTTATCTTCCATCCATTTCAAAATAATAGCAGCAAATCCCTTTGGCACCTTGCCTGGCTTTCTTCCGGTTTCCAGAACCTCAAATGCCTGACGTCCCCACAGGATTCCACCGTCCTCAGTTAATTCCACTTTCAAGCTATCCCGTGTCCGTCCGCTGGCAACCTGACCGGCAGCTTCATGGTTAGCGATAATACGCTTTCGCAACTCTTCCAAGCTGTCGCCTACGGTATTTATAATATTATCCTTTATTCCTTCCATATACGATATCCTTCACACTTCTACCAGGGCATAACACAATCCCTGAAATCTCCTTCAATTGAATAGAGATAGTTATCCCAGTTACATTCACATTCAGTTTGTCATAAAAAACCGAGTAAGGAACCGAACCTGATATCGGTTCAAACATTCCGGATTGATTAAGCAAGAGAATAAACTCTTTAGCCATATTCTTACATTTCTCTACTATTGCATCATTATCCGTCCCGTCAAAATCAAAACTGGTCTTATCCATAAACGCCAGCATACAGTTCGGATAATCCTTCAACTGGTTAGGTCCAAGCTGGAAATTACCGCTGACAGGAAGCACGTTAAGTACTGCTGGCAAAGGCAATTTGTCAAGACGCACATTAGCCATCTGCCAGTTATCGAAGATGTAGGTAACCCCTTGCATCTTGTCTACTACACTTTTAATCTTCTGTTCTACTGTCATTTTTTATTCTTGTTTAAAATATTCCTTAATCTCCGTTCAAATCTAATCCGTTCCGCATCCATATCCAGACACTTGTATACTCGTACCCATGGTACACGTTCTACCGCCTCATGGTCTGTTATTCCCATACGTTGTGCATAATAATCCAGCAGACCGAACAGCCCAAAGTTCAATCTATCAGAGCCAGCTTGCTTTTCCTCAGCAGAAGGAGGTACCGAAGTGGAAGCGAACAACTTGTTGATCCGCTTTACCTCTCTGGCCACCCAAAAACAGAACCCAATCACTTCGGATGCTTCAGCTCTCATCACCTCACGTTCCGACATTCCCAACAGCACACGACAAGGCACCATTATAGTTTCCATATCTGTACTGATAGATTGCAGCTGCATAAGCTCACCCATGCTGATGTCATTCAGCGTATCAGGTGTCCTGACCTTTCCGACCTTCCACGGCTTCCGTATCTTCTCCATCTCTCCCTCGATTCCGCGTGAAAGATTACCAATTATCAATAATTCTCTTACTGTCATGTTCTTCCAATTTTAGCTTTCGGTCTGTGAATAATAGGCTTTATCCTGAAAAACATAGCCATAATCAACATATCAAGATAATCAGGAGAATGACCAAGTATCTCCTTCATCTTCTCCTTGCTTATGATTCCCTTCTTACGTGTGTCTGCGTCGATATGGTCCTGCTTCAACACACCAAGCTCTTCGATTATCCGTTCCTTCTGTGCTTCCGTACAGACAATACGAATCAAACGGGAGTTTATCATCTCGGCCAGCTTGAAGCTACATTCCGACTTCAGGTTGTCAAACTCAGGATTGACAGGTCGAGTGCCACCATGAAATTCCTTGATACCGTTCAGATAGCTTTCAAGATAGCTTCCCAAGCCGTCAGAATCGGCTATCATCTTACTACGAGGAATGGAACATTCTATCATCATACGCTTCAAATCTGCCTCAATGGATTTTCCGGTACTGTACTCCTGATCAAGCTTGATGTAGCAGACATTTCCTTTCCAGTGACCTGCGACAAAGCGGTCACGCCCTTTCATTGCAAGGTCAGCAGAACCGGAAGAATCACCCGCAGGCTTGACAAACTCGTTTGTGAACAAATCGCAGATAGCATCATAATCGCATAAGGCTGCCGGATCATTGTCATACTCCCAGTTACCGAAGTACAGACGTTCCTTTGTGACTCTGTCCTTCGTGTTCCGAAGACTTTCGATGTAGTCCTCAGTTGCCCATGGATTATCCTGCACCAATGCCTGAATAAAGGCATAAGGTTCTTTGAGCTTGCCTTCTTTCCAAGGCTTATAGAAATCTCGGTACAGCCAGTTCTTCTTTGGGTTACAGGTGATAAGTATCTTCCCTGGTATACCATATACATCATTCATGTGACGCCCGATACGGGTTTTCAGAACCTCAAAGGCAAGATAATGTACCTCACCAGCTTCCTCTATCCATCCGCCTGTATATTCCTTTGATCCCAGACGTTCATACATCGGGTCCTTTACCGGATAATAGGTCAGGTCTATGTAGACTATCTCACTCCCGTTGTCGAATGCTATCCCTTCATTGGTCGTCCTATAAGCCGTGAAGCCATGTGACTTCGCTACCTTGTTGAAAGTAACGGTTACGGACTCCCGGCTGTCCTTCAGGTTATTTCGTCCGACAAACCAGCGTGTACCAGGAAGGTAATAAGCACATTGCATCAGCCACTCACAACCTAACCACGATTTTCCACCACCTCCGGCACCTCCATACAACAGGAACTTCGTCTTGTCATCCCGAAGGTAGTTATACGCCAACCTCTGCTTTATGTTCACATTCTGTCCCATATCATTTCAGCCTATCCGCCTCCGGAGTATAGGGAAGGAAGTCGAAACCCTTGAACGGCTTACCTTGTGTCGTATGGTCCACTTCCTGCTTGTCAGCTAATCCCAATGTACGAGCAATGATATTCGCATTGAACGCACCAACACATGCCCCCTCGAACTGCTGCGTCTTGATGGTTTCCTCCACACGCGCGATGACTTGAAGAAAATCTTCGTCCCTTTTGTTAATACAATCCTCCCGGAAATTGCTCCACCACCTTGTCGAGGCTCCAAGATACACGCACAGTCCCATAAGAGAGTATGGCCGAGAAGTAGGAGTAACCTCCTGCTGGGTGTGCTGCTGATTCTCTGTTACAATCTCCTTACCTTTTGCGATCCTTACAGGTACAGTCTTCTGTATGGCCTTCCTCGTTGTCCAGGGATTCTCATCGCACCACTGGAAATACTCGCACGCCGCCTCCCACAGAAGTTCAGGCGTGGCAAAGAGCTTATCCCTGCCATGCTTGCTTCTTAACATCCAGAATTTATTTCCTTTCGGTGCAGCCATAATCACAATTTTTCAAAAACGGGTAATATCTCCTTATCCAAATCCCATCTTCTGTTGTTGGGAAGTGGAAGGCTAAATTCATATTTGAGTGCTTCCATATATTCCTTGCGAGATGCCTTTCTTTCGTTCAATACGGAAACCTGAAAAGACGATCCACGCAACTCTCTGCTTTTGTCAACTTCAATTCCTTTTTCATATATTTTGAAATCCGATCCGATGAACTCTTCCGTAAGACGGCATACGTCCGCCATGGAATGATAATGCTGAAAGTACCATTCTCCGAAACGGAAATTGGCCGTGAAATTATTTGCGTCCAGAAATAAAGCGCGAGAACGATAGTCGTGTGTTTCTTTTCTTTCGGAAGACTTCTGTGTAAATAGTAAAGGAATGCCAGACCAAAATATCATGCCTTCCGGCTTACAGAGTGCAGAAAGGGAAAGAAGGACATTTCTTTCGTCTTCCAGAGAGTTTACGGAGTTCAGTACGCTGTCACACACTACCACATCGTACAAGCCGTACTCAGAAAGTGTCCTGCATACGTCCGCACAATCCTGACGTATCTCCTTCTCATCTATCACGTCTGCTCCGTCTTTACGATGAAAGAACTCAATAGCATCAATACGATATCCGTCCTTCTTTAGCCTGGTAGCATAGTCCTTTTGACCTGCTCCGAAATCAAGCACATGCATCTCCTTCGTGATGAACGGAAGTACCAGACGCTCGTACAGTGTAGAATGGCTCCTGCTGCTCGGGACACCGTTTTTCTCTCTTAGACGTGCTTTTTGGGCAAACGACTGGATATAAGTCTTACGCTCCAAATGGGAATATTCAAACACTCCGTATTCCTTTGAGAAATATTTCAAGGCCAGTTCTTCCTTACCTTCCGGAAGCACATAGACAAGAAGGTCCATCCCCATGAGCTTTACAGCCTTGGCGTATACGGTAGAGATGATGACCTTTCCTTTATGATTGCACACGGCATTCGCAAACTGGTCATAACGCAGGATCATCTTTGTAAGGTCTACCACACGCGAGTTGTTACCTCCCTTCGTGATCATGGTAATATCCTTGTTGGGAACCATAAAGAAACCTTCCGTTCCTTCAGGAACAGATACACGGATATCCGGCTGAATCTCCGATACCTCACACTCTGCATAGTTATGAAGCTGGTTAAAGCGTACTTCATCCGTTGAGTTCACGCCTTCCAGAACAAAGGCCGGAACATGAGTATATCCAAGCAGCTTCATGGTCTTTGTACGCTGGTGACCTGCCATGATTCGTTTGTCAGACCGACGAATGATGATAGGCTTGATGATACCAAGCTCGGTTATAGACTTCTTCAAGTTCTCCTGAGCTTCCGGAGTAAGCAACCTAGGGTTATATTCGGCCGGATTCAACAATTCTATATCAATATATTCCATCATAAGCCCAGCAAATTGTTTACAAAACCAATCATCACCCCGTTCTCGTCAAGATACTCGGCCGCACGCTGCTTCAACCCTTCAAGCTCCACATCGGTTATCGGTATCTTATATCCTTCAAATGCCAGGTACTTGATATGTGCTCCCGCTTCGTAGTTTTCATTTCGAAGTACGTTTCGAGTATCTTCTACCCCTTCAGAGAAATCGTCCAATTCAGGGAAGCTGATACCCTCCAATCCCCATTCCATAAGCTCCTTACAATCCCATTCGAACAAGCGTGCCATATCCCATTCCCCATTGTTTACATTATCACGGATAATGATTTCCCGCTCACGTTCTTCTGTCAGGTTCGGAATAAGTACCGTAGGCACCTCCTTGATTCCAAGCTGAACACATGCGTCATAGCGTTGGTTCCCGGCAATAATGACAAGCTCCCCTGTACGATCCGACAAGATTATTGGCCGGGCTTCGAAATAGTCCGGATTTCTCTGTATGGATTCCTTCAGCTTTTGAAGCTGTTTTTCGGTTATGCTACGAGGATTATTCTCCAGCTTTTTCAATGTTTCTGTTTGTCTGTAAATCACTTCCATATCTCATAATATTTGCGTTACAGAACAAATTTACCCGATAACCGCCACAAAGCAGTTACCGGGTATCTACAAAGCACTGACAAGGGTTGTCAGTGAGTTATCAACTCCATATCATCCACCATTTACGCCTCTTTGTGTATTCAAGTTCTCTCTCCAAGTCTTTACAAAGGTCTATCTCTTTTCCCCATTGAGTGTGATAAAATGTCGCATCATCCTTTAGCTTGTTTACTCTTTTTTTAAGTTCCTCGTTCTCTTTTTCAAGCCCGGCTATAATATGATTTTTCAGTTTCAAATCACCCAATAGTCTTTCTGCCCTTTCAAAGTTCCTTTGGCTATCTTTTATCAGCATCTCCATGTAAGTATCTCGACTGAATAGCCTTCCCGTTTGATGTCTTTTGTGTTTCATACTCATAATTTATATTCCCAAAAACCTAACTTCCCTTTCACATGCAGAATAGGATTATCAAATAGAATTGCATCTTTCAACACCCAATTCTCGATTTTCAGCTCCTTTTCAGCTTTTGCCAAATCCTTTGCGAACTGATAATAATCACTCAAACTTTCCTGCTTTCCCATATCATTCAAATTTCAATTCAAGTTGTCTATCAGGTTCTTTATACCACGGATTTGCAAATAAGAAAGCCTTTCTCAATGCCTCTGAAATTCTTTCACTCATAGCTTTAGAAACATTGTTCCTGTCAGCTTCTCTGTTAATCAGCAAGCATCTTTGAAGGCTGCCATTGATAGGTTTCTCGTCGAGAAACAGGCTGTATTCTGTAAATATCCGGTTCTGACGTTTACCTTCCTTTTCTTCTTCATCAGTCTGGTACCGCTCAAATACGGTGTCTTGAATTGTTCTCAGGCACCTTTGTCCTCTCTCACTCCTGCATCCCAGCATTTCGTTCTCGAACATGACCGACAAAGCACGCTTTTTCCTGACTCCTCCAATTCTGGCCCATCCATAATAAACTTTCAGCTTTCCCATATCACTTATTAATTACTATTGCTATAGTTTTAGTCCCGGTTCCGCTTTCCTTGAAGGCTCCTTCTTCAATCTCGAATTTCTTTCCTCCATTATCATCCAGCCATTTTCTGAAATCCTTACATTCAGATTCACTTCCAAATTCCCAGTGTGGACCAGTTATTGCAGCTAATACACCTCCGGAGTTCAAGCATTCATACATACGCCTTACATGCCGAATGTCCTGATTTTTGCTGAATGGCGGATTTGCGATAATCTTATCATACCGTGCAACATCACACTTCGTGAAGTCATCTCCAAGAATACGTATATTATCCTTTTTCGATAAAATCTCCTTATTCTCCGGCATAAGTTCATAGCAATCTACAATTACGTCCGGACAGCTTCGATGAATTGCATCTATAATAGCACCAGTACCGGCACTTGGTTCCAGAACCTTTTCATCTTCATGCACGCCACCGGCCAGCATTACAAGCCAGTCTGCTACTTCTGGAGGTGTTGCAAAGAACTGGAAGTCCTGCTGTAAATTACACCGCTTTCCTTCATGAAGAATGGAGAATACACGTTCCGCATTGAAAGGGAATGTAAAGCCCTGCACTTTTCCGCCCTGCCAACTTCCTCCAGCTTCTTCAATCCATTTCTTAGCTTCAGCATAGGACTTCTTATTAAATTGTACTTGAGGAAGTTTTAACACATTATCTTCAAGCGTGCAGTGCATGAGGATTTCCTCCACGCTCCATTTGCTTCCCGGATCATTTTTATTGCGCTTGTTGTTCTGCTCCAGTTCGTCACACCCCAACAGACGGTTCAACGACTTCTGTACTTTTACGCTTATGTCTGCCATCCTTGACATCCATTGCAGGATTGCAGTCATAAACTCCAGATCCACATGTCCGGTTTCATCGTAAATGTTTTCCCGGTCTATCAAATCCGGAAGGTTATCAAGAAACATGAAGCTACCATACAACGCTTCGATTAAATTCTTTTTTTTGCTCATCATAACTTTTTTGTAAATAAATTCTTGTCGTATCAATACTTCCGTGTCCCAACAGGTCTGCCAACTGTACCACGTCATTGTTCTTTTTTAGATACATTTTTGCGAAGAAATGCCGGAAAGCATGAGGGTGCATCTTGCTTCTATCTATTCCGCACTTATCGCCCCATTCTTTCATTGACTGGCACAAGCTCCGCTGTGTCATCCTTCCGCACTTTCCTACGGCGATATATCCGGTCTTGTGACTCTCTTTCACGTATGCTTTCACTTCAGCCTGCAACTGCTTGCTGAAAAAGAACCTCCGGTACTTGTTTCCCTTTCCCTTTAGAGTGACTTCACCGGAAAGGACGTCCTCCCACTTGAATTGGAAGAACTCGCTTACCCTTGCCCCTGTTGTAGCCAGTATTTTGATGAAAAAGTACCTGTCCCGGTTATGACAAGTTTTCAAATACTCAAGCAGTCGGTTGTATTCGGCTTCGGTTGGCACGTTCTCTGTATTCAATTCCTTCTTGAACTTAGGGCGCTTCAACTCTATCGGTTTCTTCAGCCATTTACTAAATCGCTCAAGTGCGGTAATACGTAGTCGTATCGTTCTTGGAGACAATCCCTCATCCTCCAGCATCCGTACAAAACGCTTGTAATTGTCAACAGATACCTCGTTGGCGTATTCGAAATATTTTTTTATCGAAAATGAATATATCTCCAGTGTATGTGGAGAGTAATCTTCATCCTGTGTAAGGTAATACACAAATTCATTCATCAGTTTCATGTTCTTTTCTGAAATCTTGCTAAGCTTCTCCAAAGGTTTAACTGATTTCTCTTTTCGTGTGCGTGAATATCCAATACCAAGATAATTAAGGAACCCACATAGAGCGTCTTTAATGTATTGCTTGTCAGATAATTCAACGGCATTCTCTCTGATATAAGCCTTGTATCCTTTACGGCTTACCTGATAATCGCTTTCAAGGAATAACTTTACCGCTTTGATGTCTCGGCCAATAACCTCATAGCTTTTATCGGTGCTATACAAGTGGGATACGTATTCTATAAATATTTTTTTATTTACTTCTTCCATATCAAATCGTTGTTACACAATCAAAGTCTTTCCCATACATTATGTAGGCTCCACGCTTCCGGAGTTCGGCCACCAGCTGATCGTTGGTGTATCTAGACAGCCGTCCATGCTGTCTGTCCTGCTTTCTTCTTTCAGCCGTGTGCCTGCTCTCACATAACCGGCACCTGCTGGTGTAATGGGTGCCGGATTTCGTTTCATAGGCACGAAACTTGCTTTCCGGTAGGTTCCGGCCACACTCTATACATTCTTTCATGATGCAGCCCTCCTTATAATCTCAGCCATATTATTCTCCATTATCCGAATAATCTGCTTATGGTATTTACTATCTTCGTTACAAACGCCACGGGACTGCACTATCTTGAATGTATTCAGGTTTACCTCGATAGTTTCCAGGCGTTTCCCGTTCTTCCTTGCGGATAACACCAAACTTTCTTTTCTTGCATAATAGGCGCAGTTATATACACAGTGGTGCATCGTTTTCCACTCCTGATAATACTGGGTGACGCTTTCTAAAGGACAGATAACTATACCCTCATCCTTTATCTGTAAACCAAGGAATGGCTGTATCTTTTTCCAGAAAACTGCGATATTCCGCTTTAGTTCCTTCTCCTTCTTCATGCGTTCAATCCTTTCGCGTTCCATCCTTTCCCTGGCTTCTATTTTTTGCTTCCTCTTCAGCAATTCATCATGTGCCTTCCTCAGGTTCTTCGGGCATACATAGTGAGCGTTATGGGTATCAAGGTGGAAATAATCAAGCAAATGCAAGTAATCATCATACATCGAGCCATCCTTGATGATATATCCGTTACGGTTGCAGATATTCACTGCCCACGGATGGAAAATTCCACCTCGATACATGTAAAATTCAAGCATGCTATACTGTTTAGTTTTCAATAACATTTCCGCATACTTGCTTTCACCCAACAAAGCACGTATCAATACCGCTGGAGTAACGCCATGGAAAGAAGTACGTAATCCGTTCCTACGGAGTACAGGCAGCAGCTTTACTTTTGGATATACACAACCGTCTATGTCATAAGAATGTGAACAGTATATATTTCCGTCCTTTTTAATACTCATATCTGTGCCATGAAGCCAACCTCTACATCCCATATCCATAGCCTTAGCAATAACCGTTTCTTTTCTGTCGGCAGTCATCCACTGTTGGCATACCTCATCGATGAAATAATGAGTATCGCGTTCTTTTCTCGCATACTTGCCTATGAGGAAATGACGGAGTACCTGAAAATTTCCTGAAGTTGTTACTATGGTCAGATAGCTTTCAAAATTATCTTTCTTTTTTCGGCTTACCTTCACTTCCAATTTTTCACCACAATAAGGACAACGTATGTAACCTTCCTTCTGTCCGGTTGTGTCTACCCATAACCTTCCACATTCGCTGCACCACATTTCGTTCTTGCACTTGTATGCGTTATGTGGAAAGCAATGCTTCTTTCCCCACCGTATCTGGGCTTCTGTAATAGCTGGCAGTTTACTACTCAATTCGACCACCAGCCTTTCGCGCTTACTTCTCGGTTTCATAGCTCACCAAATAATGAAAGTTGGAGACTGTTATCTTCCCCTCTCTTACGCTTCTGCATAGGCTTAGGCTGTGGTTTCGGTTGCTCAGTCCTGGAAGTTTCAGCAGCCGGGGTAACTACCTCTACACGTTCCTTCACCTTGTCTAACTCGATGTCATCTTCGTCGTAGTAATGGACAGCCCATCCGTATACGGTTGATTCATCCACACCAACTGCATTGTCATTTTTCGCCAGCTTACGGGCTTGTGAGTAAATATACTTGCAGCATTCCTTTATGCTCTTGTTTGCTTTCTTGTATGTTTCGGCAAAGAGAGAATCAGTCTTTGCACGATTCTCCAGATACGTCTGGATTGTTGTTTCAAAATTTGACATAATTGAAGTGGTTATTTGGTTAAGATTATTTTCTTCTCGTATCACCATCAACATGGATGATATTAAACATCTCCTTGCAGCGGTCGGCTATGTATATACCATATCGTGTGGGGATGTCATTTAATTCGAGGTTAGTAGTGGCATATGTACAATATTCGTAACGGAACTCATACCGGAGCTGAAGGACGGTCTGAATTACGTTCAATCCGGTCCCGAAGTGCTTTGCATCCGAAGGTTCGCGCCCAAGTTCATCAATACATAGCCCTGAGGCGCATTCTCGTTGCACGTAGCAAATTATTCCGTCAATTCCTTGCTCCGCATAGCATAGAGAGATTTCTGCGGCAGAAACGAACGCAAATCCCAAATCTTTCCTGCTAAAAGCAAACGCATATCGGTTTACCAAACTTTCATACTTCTGCAGTCCCTTCATCAACGTAGACTTTCCAGTACCTATCGGACCACAAAGCAGTATGCCTTTGTTTGGATCAAGGCTACCCTTCATCATTCTGCCAGTTCTCTCCCAAACCCACCGATATAGCGCATCAAGTGTTTTACGATTTCTGTCGTCAATAATGAAATCAGGAGATACACTGCACATACATTCCACAAGTTTAGTTTTCCAGAATGCTTCTGCCCGTCTGGCATCACAAATCGATTGCCTTGAGCACTCCTGTCGTTCCGGAATCCGTACTTGACTGATTATCTCCTTTACGGTTTTCAGATTGCTTTCCATCTTGAAGTTGTTTTTCGATTATCCAAAGATTTGCACGGCTATCCCATCTTTCGATACGGGCTCCGTTCGTGTTTTTCCAGCTCAGGCTGTCGAAGTGAAAAAAGAAAATCTCCGCCTGCTTCTCCCAGTCAGGCAGCTTTCCATCGAAGTAGGCTTTTACCTGCTCCAGTGTCGGAGGTATAAACTCCGGATTTTGAGATTTCGCTTTTTTCGGCTTTTCTTTCTCAGGCGGAAATAACTCGCCAGAGTTATTATTATTCTTAGTCTTATTCTTAGTCTTTATAATAGGGTTACCATTTTGGTTACCGTTTTGGTTACCAGTTTGGTTACCAGTTTGGTTTCCATTTTGGTTACCTGAGGTAACTAAAAGAATGTAAGAAGCAGCCTTTTCTCTTCTGTTCCCTTCAATGAAATCAATCAGCCCTTTTTGCTTCAATCGGTTGCGCAAATCAATTACAGTCTTATTGCTGTATCCTAATTCGGCTTGGATTAGACGTGTTGGTAATTCGAATGGGCAAAGCCAGTTCCGGATGTTGCATTCCTTCAGCAAAAAGAAATAGAAGTCTGCCTCATGCGCTGTCATCGGTTTATACCGTCGAATTTGCCAAAACTGATTAATGTAGTCAATGTAGGTCATAGCAGATATTCGTTTACTTCTTTCATAAATTCAGTAAGGGAACGGCATACGACATACCGATTTCGGTACTTCTCAGCTTCTCTCTGCCATTCTTTTTGTCCGTCACTCTGTATACCTTTCGGTGTCTTCATTTCAATACAAAGGGAAGCATATCCTTTTTTAGGGATAAGGAGTATCAAGTCAGCAACCCCCCTTACAACTCCCTCGTATTTCATCCTCGCTCCGGTCTTTGCATCCCTTCGGCCACCGTTCGGAACTGCAAAAAGAAGCAAAGCCAGACTCGGGTACTGAAGCCTGAACCATGTCAGGCAATCGTGCTGAATCTGGCTTTCTGATTGTGGTGTAGTTTGCTTTTTCATAATTTCTGACTGAATAAGTTCATAGCCATATCCACTACGCTCTCCTTAACCACATCGTCCGTTCCGGTCACTCCGTTAGCGATGTTCTTCTTGGTTTGGATCACGTCATACATATAGCGGTCAATCGTATCTTTTCCTAAATAGTAGTAACAGTTTACGTTATTCTTCTGACCGTTACGGTGTGCCCTGTCCTCTGCCTGCTCACAGTCTGAAAACGTCCAGGGGAACTCGATAAATGCAACACGGCTGGCAGCGGTAAGCGTCAAGCCCGTACCTCCTGACTTATAGTTTAGAATTATCAGCTTGCATTCCGGATCATTCTGGAAGCGGTCCACTGCATTCTGCTTCTGAACCGCATTGTCATCACCCGTTACGGTAACTGCATCGGGAAAATGATTCTTCAGCTCCATCACAACCTCCTTGAGGTAGGCAAAGACTATCAGCTTCTCCCCTCCGTCTATCACGTCATGGATGAACTCGGAGAACACTTTAATCTTTCCTCTTGCGGATATGGATTTCAGGATTCCCATCTTCACCATCACCTCACCTCTAAGAGCCTTCTGTATTTTTTCATCATCCGCATTCTTATAGGTACGCAGATACTGGATCAAGTCATGCTCTGCCTTGTCGTACTCCTTACGGTTAGTAATGTCCACCTCGATGTACTGCCGTGACTTATCTGGAAGCTGCGTTAGAACCTTTGCTTTCTCTCTTCGAAAGAAACAAGTCGTTGATAATCTCCAATTAAGCTCCTTCACGTTAGAGCTTTGCTTCGGCCCTGCACAAAACTTTTCAATGAAGTTTTTATACCCTCCAAAATCTTCCAGACGTCCCATAATCTTCAACTGTTGGATAAGGTCGGTATTGTTGTTCACTACCGGAGTCCCCGTAAGCTCCAGCACGTATTCCTTACCCTTGCATATTCCTTCAAGGAACTTCGACTGCTGAGTCTTGCTGGACTTGCACTTGTGGCTCTCATCAATGACAACCGACTTGAAAAGCGATATACGCGGATCGAAAGTAATAGAGCGCATGGTAAACCGTGCATCATCCTTTATCCCCTGCACGAAGAACTTCTTCAGACTCTCGTAGTTGGTTATGAATATATCGCATAAGGCTGTCCCGTCCGCCTTTTTCTGTTCGTAGAACCGTTGCCAACTTGACTTGTTCTTGTCATCAAGAATGATTGCCTGCTTTCCGGCAAACTTCTTGAACTCTCTCTGCCAGTTTATCTTTAAAGCTGCCGGACAAACAACAAGGCACGGATACGCCTTTGCTATCGTAACCGTGCCTATCGCCTGCAACGTCTTTCCCAATCCCGGCTGATCACCGAAGATACACCGCTTATGCTGCAGGGCGTAAGCGATGCCTTCCTTCTGATATTCGTAAGGTTCCAGAAGAAGTCCATGCGGAACCGTCAGTTTCGGCAAATCTGGTATCGTATAATCATTGACAACCTTAGTTGATACCGACCGCTGCACACGGCTGCATATCCTTGCCGATACAGCCCACTCTCCCATCTTATCCACATACCACTTGTCTTCAAGAGAAACTTTCCAAGCCCTTTCATCTGGGATGTAAGCAGCTTTCGGATTCTTAGCGACGCTCGGAATCCGATGTACTAAGTCTTTCAGTGTGGGATGATAGGGAAATGCTATCTTATAGCAATTTGGGGTTTGCGTTACACAAAATGGGTACAACATAGTATTATGATGCTAACTGAGTTGTTTTAGAGCGATGGGAGCTTCTGGGTTTGATTTTCTTACCGTTTACCTCTATCGTCACTTTTGAGTTGTCCATTATCTTCTGGAAGGCTTCAATGTCCGGACTGACCGGAATTTCAGGCTGAGCTTCCGGTATTTCGTCTGCCTGAACATCAGCTGCTGCCTGTTCCTCAAACGGAAGTTCCTGCTGCACAACCTTCCATTTCTTATTGAAGATATACTCATTCACTTCATAGCAGCATGACTCTATGGCCTGCTCCAGCTCAAACTGAAACGCATAGTCCTCGTTTTCATCTGCGAACTTGGTAAAGGGTGCGTTCAGGTTCAGCACCTTGTTACTTTTCAGAAACCGTTTTCCGGTAAGTGTTACTCCCCTGCTGTCTCCGTCACCTCCTACCGTATATCCGGTCACCTCGAGGATGCTGTCTATATTATCCGGCATATCTTCCAGAAATTTCTTTCCATCCGCTTCCTTCTGTTCGCAAAGGAAAGCCATATGAGGAACCAGCGCCTTGAAAGCATTAATCAAGTCGCTTGTCACGAGGTTCTTGCCCTCAACCGTAACAGTGCCCGTTTCATCCGTATAAGTAGCAACGAGGGTATTATCCTTCGTCACTTTCGCTTTTGTTATATTCATGTCCTTATCTCCTGTATTTATATTCGTTAATAAACTCCTGATAATACAAGTCATCGGGAAGAGGAAGCGATATTCCCAGTTCAGTTGCAGCATCTGCTTTTACCTTATTCAGGAAATCCGTCATCTGTAAAGTGTTCAGCCGTGACGTACTTCCGGCAATAACCGTTTCCTTTCCGTTGATTACAGCCATCCTGCGAAGGAAAAGGTTACAATAGTAGTCATGCACATCCTGCTTGTCTGTTCCGGTTTCCTGTTCGATGCAAGTAAACCAAAGCCACATTAAAGCGTTCTGACTGATAGTACGTGGTTCCGTATACCGCTCAATGGTAACTTTGTAGCGTCCGTTTCGAAGCTGGCTGCACATGAAGTCGAAAGGCTTGTCAATCCTTACTACTCCCTTTTCCTTCACCAGAATAGCTGTCTGACTCATTCTTCTGCAAAAATCTTTTTATCGGTTATCAAATCTCTATTCGCTTCCAGAAACTCAATGAAATGCTCCACGTGCTGCGTGAGCTGCTTCACGGTATGTTCGTGATTGTAGGTATAGTATTCCGGATAACGTGTTCCAGAAATAAGCGGAGTGCGGCTGGTACCACCTTTCAAAGCAAAGGCCGTATATTCAAATGCACTCACGCTCTGCATTTCCCCTGAAGCTATCAGGCAGTAAGGATATACATGCCGCTGCCATCCGTGTTCGTACTTTCCGAAGCTGTACGAGCTTGTCGTCTTGATGTCATATACCACGTCACGTTTCAATTCATCGATGAATCCGTAAAGCTCCACATCACCGTATCGGGTAGGCAGAATTGCAGATACATACAACTGGCTTGCAGCACCGTCGAAATACTTAGCCTGTTCATATACCCAGGCACGATCGAATAAGAAGTTACGCATGGGCGCCAGCTCCGTAGCCGGAAAAGTAACCTGAAATGTATTCGTTTCCCTGTCTCCAATAATGGAATACGGTGCCCGCTCTGTCGGCACATGTGGCTCATTATGTACAGCCATATCAATAAGCGCATTGAAAGCTGTACCTTTATCGGCTGCTTCGCTGGAAAACGGTACACGGTTGATCGCGTCAATCAATGACTGCTTCAGTTCCGCTTCAATCTCTTCCGGAGAGCGCTTGTACTCTCCGGTTTCATTGTCTATGTTGAAGAAGCTCTCCACCTCTTCATCCGCCCTCAGATAAGCCTCGAACTTATCCAGAAGTGACGGATACATTCTGTACTTAGGCTGCTTCATACTGCTTGCTGACTTTATTCAATTTCAATCCCAGTTCCTTGCATTGCTTATTCAAGAGAATGCCAGCCTGTATCTTGCTGTCAAAGATGTGCTGCATACCTGCAAGTGATTTAGACACGTTGTTTGCCGACTCCACATCATTTACCATCTCAATCTGTGCCTTGATGACCTCCATCAGGTCTTCGTATTCGGAAGAAAGCTCCGTCTGCTTTGCCTGATACTTTGAATAAGTGTTGATGATATTCGTCATGAAGTTGTTCTCTCCAATCAATTCTCCCTTGTCATTGATAAGGGTTGGAATCTCCATGCGCTCCGGAAGGTTGCAGGTGTTCTTCCCGTAGAACTTCTCGCAAGGGTTGAAGGAAATGGTACGTTTCTTTCCGATAGCTTCCATATAGCCGACCAAATCCAGCTCCTTAATCAGGTCACCGGCGGAAGAACCACCAATTTCCGGACGTATCTGCTTTTCGTCCCCAACCTTTTCCTCACGTTCATGCGCAACGAATATCACCGACTTGCCCATAAGTGATACCTGATTGACAAAGTTGATGAACATGTTCTTCCGCAACCCGTATCCCTGGAGGGAAAGCGTGCCGTCTGCCTTGCGCATCTTAGGGTTGTTCTGCATGATGTACTTGTCCATGAAGGAAAGCATCTTGCCAGCCGTATCAATTACGAATGTAGCGTACTCTGTAACCTCAGGTGACTGCATCACTTCGTCAACTTCTTCCCATTTGCTGATTTGCACCGTATCAACACGGTGTGCAGCGTTCACACGGTGTATGCCTCCATCAAAGTCAAGCAAAAGCGGATGCGGTGCGCTCAACGCCAATGTGGTCTTTCCCATACCCGGCTGTCCGTAAATAAGTGCTGATAAGTTGGTCTTAACGACCAGTTCGTTCGGTTTCTTAATAAGTCCCATAATCAAAAAATTTAAGTGGTTAATATTGATTTATCCTTTTGTCCTGAAAGGCGGCCAGACCTCTCCGGACGTGCTTTCATCCCATTGCAGCTCTAAGCTGCGCTGACGGACCATACTTCAGGTCATCCAACTGCTTAATGGAAAATATTTTAGGAGAGTTCTGATAAACTCCCTTACGTACCCATTTTGCAGCTCCAATAGCTATCTGATGATCAAGCCACCCCTCTCCGTATTTGCGACATGCCTTGGAGTAGGTTATTTCATCAGAAGTAGGATCGTTACGCCTGATATATTCCTCTACCGCTTCCTTTGCGGTTTCACGTATGATTATCTTTAACTGCCATGCGTCAATCTCCATCTGCTCTCCTCCTTATCACTCTGGTTACTCTTGCTCTTGTCTGCATCCGAGTGCATCTTCGCATATCAATCTGGAAATCCATAACTGCCATTACAAGGAAAAGGACTGAAAAGAATAATTCCAGACCATGCTTTCGCAACTCTTTCAAATCGAAGTTTATTTTCAGCTTTTCGCAAAGCATGTACAATACCAGTTCCGTATCTTTACTTATACCCAGCTTCCGGTATATGTCACGCTTCTGCGCCTTTATCGTCCATGTAGAGCGGCCAAGCCTGTCGGCCACCTCCTTATCCGCAAGCCCCTTGCAATACTGTTCTGCGACCAGGTGCTCACGCTCAGATAAGGTATTCATGACACACGCTTTACCTTAAATTCACCTTTCTTACGGTCTATCTCTCCTACTCGTTTCCAATCGGCCCCTACCACACACATTTCCAGACGCAATCTGGAAATAGTTGTATTGACTGAAGAAATGGAAGAAATAGGAAATATCACGACTTCACCGACATTCATGCCTCGCAAGGTCGATGCCCAGTTTTCTGTTACTTTTACCATATCTTTATTCTATTTTGATTGTTTGCTGGCAGAACGGGACTTGAACCCGTGACTTCCATGCTAACCCATACATGGTGTTCTACCGCCTGAACTACCTGCCAATAAAAATGCCGAACCTCAGAGCCCGGCACTTACCCATTTTTTATAACTCATAAAAACTAATCAACTAAAATGACCAACGATTTAACCATGTTCTTGAAACTCTCAAACTTCGATTCAATCTTTTTCTTTTCTTCCATATAGTAAAACATTGATTTTTGGTATTCCTCAGATTCACTTTGTAAATTCTGTGCGTATGCCACAAGTTCATCCTGCGTCATTCCCCGCAATTCTTCATTTGTTTTCATGTCTATTCTTTTTAATGTTATTGATTTCTGTTTCTATCTCTTTATCGAACAGCTCGCGTCTGTCAAGCTCACGAGAACGAGCCGCCAGTATAGCATTGATGTCTGCGAAGTCATCACAGATGCTCTTTATTATTTCTCTTAACTCTTCCATCTTTATCCATTTTATAAGCAGCCCATAAGCCAGTTATTACAAATCCTGAAAATCCGACCCAATAGACCGGATTCAAATCCTGATTGAAGTGCATCACCAACACGGACAATGCACAGAGAAAAAGAAGTATTTTCATGTGATTATTTATTTGATTCGTGCCCCGATAAGCTCTCTCTGCTCTTCCCACCGGAGTTATCAGCTACTATTCTTCACTGCATGACCGTTCGGGACATTTGCCATTATTTAGCCAGGCTGCTTGCATCTACCTTCCGGCTGCTTGCTTCGACCCTTGAATCCTCGCTTCCTCTATGCTGGTAATGAGGGTATGCGCCAGTATCGCTTTCTGGAACGGACTGCTTAGGGCAGTCACTCCTTATAGCTCCCTACCTCCGCATCAAAGGGTAGGCTCTACTGGCCGGATAGGGAAATATGTTATCCTGATTAATCTCCACAATATTTGGAACCCAGATAACCACTGTTATTGTCTGGATAGATGTCTGATGCTGTAAGGTTTCCCCAATCGTAGTATTCAATAGCTTTAGGCTTATTCATAGCAGCTTCAAATCTGGCTTTAGCCTTGCGTGCCTCTTCTGCCTTCCGTTCGGCTTCCAAAGCAACTCTTTCGGTTGCAACCTTTACTTCGAACTTAGCCATGCTCCATGCTTTTTTCAAGGCTGATGCAAAAGTTGAATACTTAGCTCTGGCATTCTTGTATAGCTTATGTGCATTACTCATTATCTTATGTAAATCGAACTTTTTCATGGCGTTACCTATTTTTAGTTATCACTTTCGTTTGCTTCTCTCAGGTTTTTTCTGTTCCTTTGTTTATTGTTTATTGTTTGATGTTGCAAATATAAGCAGTTTTGCTAATATTGCAAATTATCAATAAGCATTTATGCTAATAATGAGTAATAATTAACACTTATGCTAATTTATGTTAGCAAAATAGCTTATTATGGAGGTATACGAACGAATAAGAGAAATACGGAAACATTTTTTCCACGACAATAACACTGAGTTTGCTAATTTCATGGGTGAAAAAACTGCTACAACAAGTGGATGGGTTAGTGGACGTAGAGGTATTGGAAGATCTGTCATTGATAAAATTACCTACAAAATACCAGGAGTAAATCCAACATGGTTATTAACCGGAGAAGGTAGCATGTTAAACGGTTATTATGACAATAAACTACCAAAAGAAAACGAAGCATCCCCCATTGATGAACCTATTATATTACGAGTACCACTAGTGAGCCAATACGCACAAGCAGGCTATCTGGCTGGTTATGCCGATGCAGCATATATGGACAGCCTCCCTACTATACCATATATAGTAGACCATGAAGCCTTAGGACATTACGTAGCCTTTGAGGTTAAAGGTGACAGCATGAATGACGGAACGGAAGATTCAATATTGGAAGGTGATCGCCTGTTGTGTCGGGAAATACAACCACACCTTTGGGTGAGCAGCAAACTTCACTTCCGTAAATGGGACTTCGTCATCGTTCATACTGAAGGAATACTGGTGAAGCGTATCATTGACCATGATGTGGACAACCACACCATAACAATCCATTCGCTGAATTCAATGTACCCAGACAAGGTCATTAACCTTGCTGACGTTAAGCAGATATTTAATGTTATAGAACTACAAAGACCAAGAAGAAGATAACTAATATTTAAAACTATGGATTTCAAAGACGCAATAAAGCAGCTTGCTGACAGAGTCGAAAAGCTGAAAGAAAACATTCAGACAGAAGAAGCAACCAAGAACGCATTCATCATGCCGTTTATCAATGCATTAGGATATGACGTATTCAATCCGCTTGAGGTCATACCAGAAATGACTTGTGACATCGGCACCAAAAAAGGAGAAAAGATTGATTATGCTATCATGAAAGATGAGCAACCCATCTTATTAATTGAATGCAAACATTGGAAACAAGATTTGAATATTCACGATAACCAGCTATTACGTTACTTCAATGTTTCTAAGGCTAAATTTGGACTTTTGACAAACGGTATCATTTACCGCTTTTATACAGACCTCAAAGAACCTAATATCATGGATGATAAACCGTTCCTCGAAGTCGATATTACAGACTTACGCGACAATCAAATTGAAGAGCTCAAAAAATTCCATAAGTCATATTTTGATGTAGACAATATACTCAGTTCCGCAAGCGAATTAAAGTATATGGGAGAACTCAAAACAATCATACAGAATGAGTTTTCAAGCCCAAGTACAGACTTTGTGAAGATGTTTGCAACCAAAGTATATGATGGACGTATGCTACAGAATGTCGTAGACCAATTTACACCATTAGTCAAACGTGCCATTTCATCACACATCAACGACATTATTAACGAACGTCTAAAAGGCGCTTTAACCGTTAGTGATGCAAAACCTGAAGTACAGCCAAAAGAGGAAACTCCAACAGAAATACAAGTAGAAGCACAACCCGAATCAAAAATTGTAACGACGGAAGAAGAACTTGATGCATACCGTATCATACAAGCTATTTGCCGTCAGAAAGTAGATGTATCAAGAATTGCATATCGTGATGCACAAACCTACTTTAGCGTGTTGCTTGATGACAACAACCGCAAACCTATCTGTCGTATGTACTTTAATACGGCAACAAAATATGTAGCAACTATTGACGAAAACAAGAAAGACATAAAACATGCTATTGAAAGTTTAGATGATTTGTTTCAATATACAGACGAATACTTCAAAGCTATTGATATGTACGAGACCAAAGAATAATGAAAAATATACTATTAATAATATGCTTCTTGTGCGGAGTTAATTCCTTCGCACAAGAAATTGAATACGATAAAACAGAAAACGGAGAACGATCAATCATGTGTAAGTATGAAAATGTACGAAGCATGAAGGATAAAACAGTATTCTCTGTTGCTCTTATGGCCGAGCAAGACAAAGAAATGAATATTTTTTACTTTCTGTCTTTGAAAACAACTTCAAACACACCTATCACGGTAGAAAAAGAAGGAATACTACTAATCAAACTCAATGATGATTCTGTTTTAGAATTACATACACAAATGGAATATGCAGGAACAGTCAGAGATATCCACAATATTAATGGATTCGTATACTCTGATTATACCATAAATCCGGCCTTTCAAATAAGTAAAGAACAAATATCACAAATCTCCGAAGGTGTAAAGAAAATACGTCTAGTAACTACAACAGACTATAGAGACAAGGAGTTTAAGAAAGACAAAATAGGAGCTGCGATAAAAGCCCAATACGAATTAATTCAGGAAAAGCTCAAAGAAACGACCAGTATTACAGACGGATTTTAAATCAGTTTAGAAATACATACCAAAATGTCAAAAACAGTCATAAACTGCATCATAAACTGGGACTCTCCCACTTACTGCCAGCTCTCCCCGACCTGCAAAGGCTGGGGATGCCGGTACCTGACAACCCCCATCGAGGAGATACCAGTAACCGATCACGACAAAGCTAAGCTATTCTCTAAGGTCTATCGGGAGGCAAAACAGAAGGGAGTACTAGAATGCCCGCACTACCGTTCCATGTTCATTGATGAAGTGCTGGAAAATATAGGAATAAATTAAGCCGAAGGTCAATCCTCCGGCTTTTCTTTTGTATAGAAACTCCAATCGAATAAATCTATCAGTTTCCGGTTTGCTTCCCAAAGCGGTTTAAAGTCCTTTTCAATGTAAACCCTCGCAAGTGCCAGCTTTGGATCACTATGGTTCAGCATTTCGTCCACACGGGCAATATCAATCCCAAGCCTATTGGCACAAATGGACGCCATCGTGTGACGGGCATAATAAAAGTTCAGGTCAGGAACACCGATTTCAGCCCCAATCTTCTTCAAACCCAAATTTATCGCCTTGTTGAAATCATCGGCCGACACATACTTCTCAGAAAATGAGAACACACGGTCTTTCCCCTTATATCTATCAAATAAAGAAGCGATCTCAGGCTCCACTTTTACCTGTATGAAAGCATTATCCTTCCGCCTTCCTTTCGTTTTTTTTCGCTCATAGGATATAATCCCATCCTCGAAGCCAATGAGTTCATACATATCAGCAGAATTTATACCCATGAGTGCGAATGATAAAAGAAACACGTCTTTCGCCATATTCAACTGATAGTATGGACTCCCATTCCGGAAGTATGGAAGGTCTATAATCTCCTGAATCTGCTCGACGGTGAGGACACGGGAAGCAGTCTGAATATTCTCTGGCATGGTATATCTATTAAAAGGAGAAAGAGGTATTCGTATCAGTCCGGCTTCGTCATCATTATACTCATACTTTGCCTGATTGAACACAGCTTTGAGGACAGTCATGTACAACTTTATGGCATTATTCTTTTTCGTCTGACCTTTAGATAACAATGGAGAGTTGCTTTTATTCATACCTCTCATGGACGGTTCACTTCTCAGAAATCTTTCATAGTTTTTTAGGAATGATACAGTGACCATATTAACATCAAGACTACCACCAGCAAATCTCTCCAGTGCGTTCATCGCCACGCGATAGGTATGTGCACTTCCCTCACGGCCATTCCGCTCCATATCATCAGCACATTTCCTTCCGTATGCAATTATATCAAGGGAAAAGACTTCGTCTTCTTGAATATAACTTACTACCTGATCAATATTCCACTTTTCAGCACACACACCGGCCTTGGCCAGTTTTCTACGATAAGATAAAATCAGTTCATCCATCAAGTCGATAACCGCCTGATTCTTGATTCTGATTTTCTCAACACCACCCTCTTTCTTCTTTGTGATATCAGAAGAAGAAACATATTGTGATGTCCGTATGTATTTTGATTTTCTGTCCTGAGTAACACGTATCTTTACATTATATGTTCCATCCTCTCTTTTCTGGTGAGGGAAAACAACGACCTTGAATGTAGCCAT